GATGACTTGCATATGATTGAGTTTTTTGTTAAACCAAAGCAGAAAGATGATTTTGCTGTTAAACTTCGCAAACTTATTGAGGAACATGTATGATGAAATCCTTGAAAACCCCTCTTCGTTATCCTGGTGGTAAATCTCGTGCCACTAAATATCTTTTGCCAAAGTTTCCTAAAAACATCACAGAATATCGTGAACCATTCTTAGGTGGTGGTAGTGTTGCCATCGCATTCACAAAAGAATATCCAGGCATTTCTGTATGGGTAAATGACCTTTACAATCCTCTATTTGTTTTTTGGGTTATTCTACGTGATGAAGTAGATGGTCTATATGAGATTCTGAAAGGATACAAAGAAGACCTTGGATCAGTGCCAGATAAAAAAGCAGATAAAAAAGAACTTGAAGAGTATTACAATAAAGGTAGAGAACTTTTTGATCAGATGAAAATTGAACTTAACCATGAAGAATCAGAAGATTTATACCGTGCTGCTGCTTTTTATGTTATCAATAAGTGCAGTTTCTCTGGACTTACTGAGTCAAGCTCTTTTTCAGGTCAAGCAAGTATCAGTAACTTCTCAATGAAAGGAATTGAAAACCTCAAAGAGTATTCTAAACTGATAAAGAACTGGAAGATTACAAATTATAATTATTGGGAAATGATGATGACATCTGCTCCTGTTGGCACTTTCTGGTTCCTTGACCCACCATATGATATCAAAGATAATCTTTATGGTAAGAAAGGAGAACTTCACAAAGGATTTGATCACCAAGAGTTTCATGCTTATATAACTCAAGGTAATGTAAAAGATGATTGGATGATTACATACAATACCAATCCTACACTAATAGAATGGTATGCTGCATATAACCAGACCAAGTGGGATTTAACTTACACGATGCGTTCTGTGGGTGACTACATGAATGAGCAAAAAGACCGACCAGAACTTTTGATTACTAATTATGACTCCAACTTTAACCGACTATCTGACTTCAATCAATCAAACAAAGAAGAGCGTAGTTATTGATGACGAATCAGAAAAAGCATATCCACCTTTTATTGTAAACAAGTGTCTATCTGCTTTTCATGATACCGTTCTCTTTGCTAACGAGATGAATATGTATCCTCACTTGGACAAGAAGATGCAATATGACTTTTTTATAAATAGTATCAATCCTCGCAAAAGGTTTTTACCTTGGGCGAAAAAATCTAAAGTAGAATACCTTGATGCGATTAAAGAGTATTATGGTTATAATGACGATAAATCTTTACAAGCATTGAGAATTTTATCTAAGAATCAACTTGAACATATTAAAAAACTTGTAGACAAAGGTGGAAAACGATGATTCCTGATATTGAAGTAGAATGGAAGCAAGCTGATATGGTTGAGGTTACTCTCAATGAACCTGATGATTTTCTCAAAGTTCGTGAGACCCTTACTCGTATCGGTGTAGCATCTCGCAAAGAAAAGAAAATTTATCAATCTTGCCATATCTTACATAAACAAGGTAAGTATTACATTGTACATTTTAAAGAGCTCTTTGCTCTTGATGGAAAGAACACCAATCTTTCGGTGAATGATATTCAACGTAGAAACAGAATCATTCAACTTCTTAGTGACTGGGGATTGATTTCTGTTGTTAAAGCAGATGCGATTGCAGATGTTGCACCGCTGAATCAAATCAAAGTTCTTGCTTTCAAAGAGAAAGATGAATGGACACTGGAAAGTAAATATAATATTGGTCGTAAAAAGATAGAAGTAACTGACTAAATATAAAAAATAGGTGGAGGATGTTGTAAAGGATGCCGAATGATAAAGTGGGGGGGTTGACACCCCCCTTTCTTTTGCCTATAATGTATTCGTTGTTTTTCATTAACTCATGGCAACTCATCAACTTACAGATTTAGATCATGCTGAATGGCTTACAGATCAGTATCTTTACCATGCGGTTCAAAGTATTGATGCGCGTCTTGGTGAGGGATATGCGATCAAAAATCCAAGTTTAGTTTCAACTATGGTTTCTTTGACTGCATCAGAATATAATAAAGTTATTGATACAAATTGACGTTCTGATAACCGAATAAAAGTGGGAGGGGGTTCTACACCTCCCTTTTTAATTCTTTCTGATATATAATATTATGAGATGCCTTTGGGTCTCAAATAAAACTCGCTTATTTAAGGAGCAAACAATGACAAATACATTTACAATTAATACTTGGGATGCTTATACTCCCTTCAACATAGGATTGGAAAACATTTTTAATCGACTTGATGCGATGTCAGGTCATAACACAAACTACCCACCTTACAATATCATTAAAAATGATAACGCTAACTACGAGATTGAAGTCGCTTTGGCTGGATTTAAATCAGATGAGATCGAGGTCTCTACTGAACAAAACATTCTCAGAGTTGCCTCTACGGTTGAAAAACGAGATTCTGAAAGAACATATGTACACAAAGGTCTCTCCAAACGTTCCTTCACACACACTTGGCAACTAGCAGATGATGTCAGAGTATCCTCTATAGATTTTGCGGATGGTCTGTTATCAATCTCATTGGAGAAGATTATCCCAGAGCATCAGAAGAAGACAACTTATACTATTGGAGCAGGGAAGCAAAAGTTTCTTATTGAGGATAAATAGACGAGGGGTCACCCAAATATCGTCGGCGCTAGGGGGTGACTGGCAAAATCCAGTTGACACCCCCTCTTTTTTATGCTACAATAATTTTAAAATTGGAGGATAGTATGATTCCAAGAGTTATGATTTTACAATCTAGCGAAAGAATTATCGCTGGAGTATCTGAAGTTACTGATGAAAATGGTCAGGGACTTTGCCTTCTACTTCGTTGTCCATATATTTTAGATATGGCACCAACTGGAGAATATAATACAGAAGGCAATCCATCACAGTTTTCTATTAACTTTACAAAGTGGTTTGCTTATTCTACTTCTGATGAGTTTAGAATTCCTTACGCAAGTGTAGTGGCTATTGGCGAACCAGAAGAAGGAATTCTTGACGTTTACATGAAACGATTTGGAGATAAATTAAATGACGACAACACCGTACCAACCAGTGATTCAAGTGATAATGTTGAAGAACCTGGAGTATCTGATAGCGGAAATCGAAGAAAGGGAAGAAAGTCCCGAGTGTCTGCTGACGAATCCACACAAGATACTTGATCTTAGCTATTGGGATTTTTCTAAAGAAAAATCTCATATCCCAAATCCCAACGCTTTGTTTGTTGGTGAGTCGGAAGAGAAAGAAACAGGCAAGGACGGAGAAATTGTCATTACCAAACAATTTGATTATATTTTACTGGAAAAATATCCCAAGTATTCTAATCAAACTCAGATTTACATGAGAGCAGACGACATTTTGACGCTTTGCGATCCATCATATTCTGTGCTAGAATACTACCAGAAGACAGTAGGTTGACGCATGAAGTTTTATACGAACATTGAACAGGCGGGGAATTGTATCCTCGTTCGTGGTTATGAAAATAGTGAACGTGTCCAGTATCGTGTAAATTACAATCCAAAACTTTATGTGCTAAGCAATAAGAAAACCGATCATAAGAGCCTTGATGGGCGTTACCTTAAAGAAGTGCGCCCTGGTTCTATTAATGATTGCCGTCAGTTTATTGATCAGTATGCTGGTCTAGAAGGATTTGAAATTCATGGAAATACTCGATACTTGTATCAGTATATTGATGAAGCATATCCTGATGATGAGATTCATTTTGACTCTTCTCTTATCCGCATATTTACTCTGGATATTGAAACTGGAGCAGAGAATGGTTTTCCTGATATTGAGACAGCAGACCAAGAAATTCTTCTTATTTCTATCCGTGATTCTTTTACAAACAGGATTACTGTTTGGGGATCAAAAAGTTTTCAAAATGAAGACCGTCAGGTCGATTACATTCATTGTAACGATGAGACAAAACTCCTTTCTTGCTTTCTTAAGTGGTGGCAAAAAAATACACCAGATGTTGTAACTGGTTGGAATGTGCAGCTGTTCGATATTCCGTACATCTGTAATCGAATGAATCGCATTCTAGGCGAAGAGCACACTAAACTACTTTCACCCTGGAAACTAGTTTCTGGACGTGAGATTTATATTAAGGGTCGCAAAAATTTTGCATATGATATTACAGGTGTTGCCTGCTTGGATTATCTTGAACTCTATAAGAAGTTCACATATACTAATCAGGAATCATATCGTCTCGACTATATCTGTTCTGTAGAACTTGATGCCAAAAAACTAGACCACTCTGAGTTTGATACTTTCAAAGAGTTCTACACAAAAGATTGGAATAAGTTTGTTGAGTATAACATTCATGACGTTCGTCTTGTTGACCAGTTGGAAGACAAGATGAAACTGATTGAACTTGCTTATACGATGGCGTATGATGCCAAAGTAAACTACGAAGATGTATACTCGCAGGTTCGCATGTGGGATAATATCATCTTTATCTATCTTGCACAGATGGGTATTGTTATCCCTCCCAAAAAAGATAGTGTCAAGGATGCAAAATACGCTGGTGCATATGTGAAGGAACCTGAACCTGGTATGTATGACTGGGTGGTGTCGTTTGACTTGAATTCACTGTATCCTCATCTGATCATGCAATACAACCTGTCGCCCGAGACGCTCCTGCCACGTCGTAGTAGCGTCAATGTTGACATGCTACTGGAACGTGGGTTCGACACTTCAGACCTCGTGGGGGAGACCCTGTGTGCCAATGGAACGCATTACACCACGAAGCAGCAAGGGTTCCTTCCCAAGCTGATGGAGAAGATTTACGAAGACCGAATTATCTATAAAAAGAAGATGCTTGCTGCCAAGCAGCAGTATGAGAAGACACCAACGATTGAGTTGAAGAAAGAGATTGCTCGCTGCAATAACATTCAGATGGCACGTAAGATTCAACTCAATTCTGCCTATGGTGCTATCGGTAACGAGCACTTCCGTTATTACAAACTTGAAATCGCTGAGGCAATTACTCTTTCTGGTCAGCTATCTATTCGCTGGATTGAGAATAAGATGAATGCCTATCTCAATAAGATTTTAAAAACAGAAGGAGAAGATTATGTTATTGCTTGTGATACTGATTCTATGTATCTTAATTTGGGTCCGCTGGTGGATAAGATATTCGCTGGCAGAGAGAAAACTAGTGAAAGCATTGTGTCGTTCCTTGATAAGATCTGTGGTATGGAACTTGAAAAGTATATTGAAAGTTCTTACCAAGAACTGGCCGACTACCTCAAAGCCTATGACCAGAAGATGAAGATGAAGCGTGAGAACATTGCCGAGCGTGGTTTCTGGACCGCCAAGAAACGCTATGTTCTCAACGTATGGGATAGTGAAGGCGTGAGGTATTCCAACCCCAAGATGAAAATTTGTGGCATGGAAACTGCTCGTTCTTCTACCCCTGCTTATTTTAGAGACAAATTATTACAGGCATATACAATTATTATTACCAAAACAAATGATGAGTTGATTAACTTCATTAACAATATTAAAGAGGATACTAAACAGCAAAATTATCTTAATATTGCTTTCCCTCGGGTTTGCAATGATTTGAACAAGTATCGCAGCAATGCTGATATTTATCAAAAGAAATGTCCTATTCAAGTGCGTGGTGCTTTATTATACAACTATTATGTTTGTAAAAATAAATTAGAGCATAAGTATCCATTGATTCAGGAAGGTGAAAAAATTAAGTTTCTCTATCTGAAGACACCGAATCCCATTGGAGAAAATATTATCGCTTTCTTTCAACAACTTCCAAAAGAGTTTAATCTTGAGAAGTATGTTGATTATACTACACAGTTTGAAAAGTCATTTCTTAAACCACTGAAAACTGTGTTAGAATGTATTGGATGGCAATATGAACGTCGTGGTTCACTTACAAGTTTCTTTTCGTGAGGTATTATGAGTTTTTTACAATCTGTTATTAAGGAGTTAGATAATGAATACGCAAGTGTTGTTGAAGATGGAATCGCTACTGGTGACTGTGAATTTTTTGTGGATACTGGCAGTTATATTCTTAATGCCCTTATTTCTGGTAGTATATTTGGTGGACTTCCAGCAAACAAAATTACGGCGCTTGCTGGGGAATCCTCAACTGGCAAAACTTTTTTTGCTCTCTCAATTGTCAAACACTTCCTCAACAGCAATCCTAATGCTCAGGTAATTTATTTTGAAACAGAATCTGCCGTGTCGAAAGACATGATGGTTTCTCGTGGTATTGATGTGAAGCGTGTTGGTCTTGTTCCTGTATCTACGGTGCAGGAGTTTCGTACTCAATCTATCAAGGTGGTGGATGAGTATACAAAATTGAAGAAAGAAGATCGCCCACCTCTGCTGTTTGTTCTTGATTCGCTTGGCATGTTGTCTACATCTAAAGAGATTCAGGATGCAACTGATGGTAAAGAAACCAGAGACATGACTCGTGCTCAGGTGATTAAATCTATCTTTAGAATTCTGTCATTGAAACTTGGGCAAGTTAGTATTCCTCTTATCGTTACCAACCATACATATGAAGTAGTTGGTGCATATGTGCCGACAAAAGAAATGGGAGGTGGCGCTGGTTTGAAGTATTCTGCATCTACTATTCTTTTTCTATCTAAGAAAAAAGAAAAAGAAGGAACAGAAGTGGTCGGTAACATTATTAAAGTGAAGACACAAAAGTCACGCTTCACAAAAGAAAATTCAGACATCGAAACGAGGCTATTTTATGACGCAAGGGGATTGGATAAATATTACGGATTACTGGAGTTGGGTGAGAAATATGGAGTATTCCAACGCAAGGGCAACCGGATTGCTGTTGGGGAATCTTCTGTTTATCCTTCTGTTATTCTTGCCAATCCTGAGAAGTATTTTACGCTTGAAGTGATGCAAGCATTAGATGAGTGCGCCCAAAAAGAGTTTCTATATGGAGTAGTGGATGGAGAGAATTGAAACAACCATACTACGCAATCTTCTATGTAACGAACAGTTCTATAGAAAGGTTGTTCCTTTTGTAAAACCAGATTATTTCAATGAGATTCATGAGAAAGTAATCTACGAAGAGGTGTGGAACTTTGCAAGTAACTATAAGTTAGTTCCTACCAAAGAAATGTTAACAATCAACTTAGAAAACAGGAAAGATTTAAATGAAGAAGTATATCAAAACGCAATTAAAACGATTGTTGAACTTAATGATTCGGCAGTCGAATACCAATGGTTGCTCGACACCACAGAGAAGTGGTGTAAAGACAGAGCAATCTATCTCGCCTTATTGGAGTCAATCAAAATCGCAGATGGAGGCAATCCAAAAATATCAAAGGATGCGATACCAAGCATTCTCCAAGATGCCCTAGCAGTATCTTTCGACGAACATGTAGGTCACGATTACATTGAGAATAGTGCAGAACGTTATGAGTTTTATCATCATGAAGAAGATAAAACTCCCTTTCATCTGGAATACTTCAATAAGATTACCAAAGGTGGTTTGCCTAACAAGACACTGAACGTTGCTCTTGCTGGAACTGGTGTAGGTAAGTCACTCTTTATGTGTGACCTTGCCGCTCATTGTTTATCGATGGGTCGCAATGTTCTTTACATCACTCTTGAGATGGCAGAAGAAAAGATTGCTGAACGTATTGATGCTAATCTTTTTAATGTCAACATCAAAGACCTGGTTGATTTGCCCAAGACAATCTTTCAAAGTCGTATCAACGAACTGAAAAGGAAAACACAAGGCAGGTTAATTATCAAGGAATATCCTACAGCATCTGCTCACGTTGGTCATTTTAAATCTCTTCTTAATGAGCTTCAACTTAAGAAAACTTTCAAACCTAATATCGTCTTTATTGACTACCTTAACATCTGTGCTAGTGCAAGATATAAAGGAGCTATCGTAAACTCTTATACCTATGTCAAAGCAATCGCAGAAGAACTCAGAGGATTGGCAGTTGAACACAACGTTCCTCTTGTCAGTGCTACCCAAACTACAAGGTCTGGGTTTGGCAATAGTGACGTGGATCTTACTGATACTTCAGAATCCTTTGGTTTACCTGCTACTGCTGACTTTATGTTTGCTCTTATTGCAACAGAAGATTTGGAGAAGGATGGTAAGATTATGGTTAAACAACTAAAGAATAGATACAACGACCCTACCATGTATAAACGATTTTTAGTTGGGGTTGACAGAGCAAGAATGAAGTTGTATAATGTAGACAACGCTGTTGATTTATCTTCTGATAAAGAAGAAGAGTATAACTTCGAAGAGATAACAGTGGAACAAAGCAAAAACACACAAAGTAAATTTACCAGTTTTATTGTATGACTATTGATCTTAATAAGTATGTTAAATTCGTTGCTTGTGTAACGAGCCCTGCATCTCGTGATAATACTGAGTTTATTAATCGTTTGATTGAACTCAAAGAACAAGGCGCAGATCCTCAACGTCTTCTGACTGCTGCTGCTGGCATTACTGCCGAAGGCGGTGAGTTTACTGAGATTGTAAAGAAGATTGCATTCCAAGGCAAACCATATAGTAAAGAAAATATCTTTCACATGAAACGTGAACTTGGCGATATTCTGTGGTATATTGCTCAAGCATGTATTGCTCTTGATGTTTCATTTGAAGAACTTGCTCAGATAAACTTTGAGAAATTAAATGCTCGTTATCCTGAAGGTACTTTTAGTATTGAACGTAGTGAGAACCGACTTGCTAACGACCTTTGATTTTTGCCTCCCCTAAATAATTGGGGAGGTTTTTTTATATGGCAAATAATCTTTCGTGGACTGAGTTTAAGAAACGTTATGAAAACAATCTCAGGCACGTATATACCAGAATTAAAAACGATCAAGCATTTAAATTAATTGAACCAGATGCTGCAGTAGCTAGATTGCGTGGACAAATGGCGAATGGCGTTACATTTTTTCCAACGGGATTATTAATTTTAACTCCAACAATTTCATCAAAAGGAAATTTAACTAAACCAACTACACAAGAATTTGAGAAAGTAATTTATCCAAAAAAATTTAATACGTTTAAAAATTTTTTAGTAGCAGTACAACAATATATTCCCAGTGGTGCAGTTAAAAATCAAGCTGGTGTATTTCCAGTTCGTATGTTTTTAATTAAGGGACAAACAGCAGTTGACTTCAATAAGTTAGAAAAAGAAGTTGATTTTGGTGGAGTTCCTAAGCGAGGAGAAAAAAGAAATATTTACTGGGGTAGGTTAGGTGAATTGCAAGATAAAGTAGATTCTACATATACATTGAATCAACCATCTTCAACAGAACAAGGAGAAGCAGATTTTATTGACGATGTTAATAGAGCAATTACTGCAATATTAGAAGAGAATCGTGTACCATCATTAACACTAAAAATTGGTAATCATACATTTAATAATATTGTTGGAGTTAATAAAGTAGAAGGAACAGTAAAAGCAGATTTAGCATTCGTTGCTATCAATGGTAAAAAATTAGAAGACGTTGGATTCTATTCACATAAGAAAGGAAAGCAAGCAAAAGATTTTGGTCAGTGGTCTGGTACGGTATTTCTTTATAATCAATATGATGTAGTAAAAGGATTTGTTGATTACATGCATTCTATCGTTGGACCAAATAAATTATATGATTTAGCAAAGATGGGACCAACTACTTTTGCTATGAATATTGATGCGCCTACATTGAGAAATTTAAGAATGTCTGCTATCTATGGAAAGGAGTGGAATAGTTCTCAACATGGACCATCTAATTGTCATGGATTATTACAGGGTCATCCTAGTATTAGCAAAAGAGGATTAAATTATATTCTTACTATGAGTGGTCATTATGAATCACATGGTTCCGAAATGACAGGAGATTATGTTCCTGCATTGATGTTAATGAAAAAAGCATCATCGGAAAATATTACTGCTGGTGTTGGTAGAGCAGATAAGGGTGGCAAACAAGATGGAGGCATTCCTGGGGGTCGCTTCTCGATCTACCCCATAGGTGGCAGAACTATCACTCATGTGGTAGAATGCAAGAACAACAAATGGACTGACCCAACAACCTGGAGCTGCCACTCGTGAGCAAGAATACTCACCTTGAACACTTAGAAGACAGCATCTTGTTCGATGGCGAAGAGGGTGCTAAGGATGCATTTACATTTCTGGATGCACTTACCAAAACTTTTAGTGGTACTCAGACAAGCAACTTCAAAATTACTACGAAATGGGATGGCGCTCCTGCTGTAATTTGTGGTATTGATCCAGAGGGAGGAGATTTCTTTGTGGGAACCAAATCAGTTTTTAATAAAACTGAACCTAAAATTAATTATAGTAATCAACACATTGAAGTTAATCATGGTAATTCTTCTGGTCTTGTAGCAAAGCTCAAAGTAGCATTAGAACATTTTTCAAAACTTAATATTCGTGGAATCATTCAGGGAGACCTCTTGTTTACGGATGACGCTAAGGATGAGAAGATTGATGGTGTAGATTATCTCACTTTTACTCCCAACACCATTACCTATGCTATTGCAAAAGGAACTCCAGCATATACAAGAGCAAAGCGAGCAAAGATTGGTGTAGTATTTCACACTCGTTATGTTGGTAGCAGCATTGCAACGGCTCATGCCACCTTTGGTGTAGACATCAATCAGTTCAATAAAACTGATGATGTGTTTGTGATTAGTGCCGAGGTTGATACTCTGGGTAGTAACATGATTCTTGATGCACCTGAGCGTCGCAACTTAAACAACATGAAGCGTACTGCTACTCCAGCACTTCGTAATGCGTCTTCTTTCTTAGATAAAATCTCTGCACAAATCAACTCTAATGATAATTTGAGTGTAGGCACTCGCCTTAAAACTTACTTCAATACCTATGTTCGTGAGGGCAAACGTATTACGAATGTCAATCGTTTCATCGGTGATTTCAAACAAAATTATCATGACACAATGATGAAGGAAGTTAACAAAGTGAAGCAGAAGAAAACCAAAGCTGTTAAACTGAAGAAACTCTACGATGGTATTGAGTTTGTGGATTCCAACATCGCTGGACTTAAGGCAACAATCATATTGTATCTTATTCTACAGAATGCCAAGAATCTTTTCGTAAAGAAACTTGAATCTGCTGATGCCACTCGCACGTTCCTTCGCACTGATGATGGATTCCGTGTTACTGCTCCAGAAGGATTTGTTGCCATTAAGGACGGCAACGCTACCAAACTAGTAGATCGCCTGGAGTTCAGTCAAGCAAACTTCACGCTTCAAAAGAACTGGATCAAGGGAAACTAAAATGTTTAAGAAAGTAGTAATCACTTTCGGTCGCTTTAATCCTCCCACTATTGGTCACGAAAAATTGATCAAAGCAGTGGCGAATATTGCTGGCACCGATGACTATAAAATTTATACCAGTCATACCAAAGATAAGAAAAAGAATCCTTTGTCTGCTGAACAGAAAGTTGGATACATGAAAAAAATGTTTCCTACTCATAAAGACCATATTATGTTAGATACAGACCTGAAGACAATTATCAAAGTTCTTCAAAGTTTGCAAGGTGAATATGCAGATCTTGTTCTTGTAGTTGGTAGTGATCGTGTGCAGGAAATGGACACTTTGATTCAGCGTTATAACGGCACTGAATATACATTTAGATCTCTTGAAACTAAATCTGCAGGTGAGCGTGATCCTGATGCTGATGGTGTTACTGGTATGTCAGCTAGCAAAATGCGAGAAGCAGCAACTAATGCAAATGTTGCTGTATTTCGTCAAGGTATTCCAGATAAATTAAATGATAAAGAAATGATGAAATTAATGACAGAAGTTAGAGAGGGGTTAGGTATCAAATGAAATCACTGAAAGAATTACTACTACAATCCAAACAAAAATCCTACATGCTCGGCAAAATGTTTGTTGAGGGCGATTGGATAGAAAATACTCTAGGTGAAGTTGGCAAGATTCACAGGCGTGGTGTTAATTATGTTATTGCCGTGACTACCGAAGGTAAAATGTTTCGTGCTTGGGTAAAGGATATTAAGGAACATTGTGGTTGTTTTTTATCTGATGAGGAACCAATGAAGGAACGTGATGGTTTTAATAATATTGAAAAAACAAAGGCATTTATAAATAAGTATAAGAAAAAAATTTAACGAGAGAACAATGAACTTAGATGACTTTTCAAAACAACTAATTGAAAAAGCACTTGTGCAATTAGATGAGAAAGGGAAATGTAATCATACTGGAGCAGGAACTTCGTGCCCCAGACATGGAGATGCTGATTGCAGTTCTTCTAAACAAAATCGTTCGGAGGGTCTTATGCCAGAAGAATTAATTGGCACAACTTATGAAATTGAAATGACAGATGGCGAAACCATCATCATTGAGAAAGTGAAGATGGATGGCAAAGATGACAATGGTTTTAAGTCATGCTGGAAAGGTTATAGAAAGGTAGGAACCAAAGTAAAAGGGGGTAAGGAAGTCAATAACTGTGTAAAAGCTGGATATGAAGCAGAGGGTGATGAAGATCTTCAAGAGAAAGTCAAGATGGACGGCAAAGATAAAGCAAAGAAAGATCCTTGCTGGAAAGGTTACGAAATGATTGGTATGAAGAAGAAAGGTGGTCGTGAAGTTCCTAACTGTGTTAAAGCAGGATATGAAATGGAAGGTGATGAAGAACTAGCAGAAAGAAAAGACATGCCAGGCAGACAAGAAAAACTTGATGCTAACAAGAATGGTCAGATAGATGCCCATGACTTCGCACTTCTTCGCGCAAGAAAGAATAAGAAGTCGGTGAAAGAGATGTGGGAGAAAGCAGCAGAAGTTCAAGAAGGATACGGTAAGAGTAAAAAAAAAGATGTAGATGAGGGCAAGAAAGCAGAAATCGAAGTCATGCCAGAGGTTGATACTCATAATGATTCAGAACCACCTACAGGTAAGAAAGCAAAGAAAGAAGTAAAGAAAGAAGAGTTTGAACCACTGGAAGAGAAAAAGCTTTCTAAAGCAGAAACTGTTAAGAAGGAGAAATTTGTCAAAGGTATGAAGAAAAAATTTGATTCCTTCAAATCTAAGTATGGCGAGAGAGCAAAAGAAGTGATGTATGGAACTGCTACTGCGATGGCAAAGAAAGTAGCTAAATAAGATGTATTCTATATCTATAGAATACGTATTCTATAGGAGGTCATTATGGGCGCAATCGTTGCAGTGGTAAAACCACTTCTAATTTCACTTGCTACACATCCAGCAGTTAAGAATCTTGTTCTTGAACTACTCAAAAAGTATGTTGCTAGTACAGATAACAGTATTGATAATGTTGTTTATGAGATTGTTAAAGATAAACTCTTTAAACCACAAGCGTGATTATTTGTACAGTAACCAACTGGGGAGTAACTATTGTTCTTGGATTTCTTCTCTGATTATCTGAATGGTTGTCAAAAACAAAAAAACAGAAGCAAATGGAATCTTAGATTTCATGCAACTGTTTTTAAGAAAAGTATTATTTAAGGGAGACCGAAAGTAAGGTCTCCCTTTTTTATAAATACTTTTTAGAAAAGCAAATATTGTAAGAGGAATCGATGGCAATTTTTGGAACAATTGACGCTAAAGCGTTGGCAAATAATTTAAGTGTTACTAACAACAGCACCACTGTTACTACAACTGGTGATTTCACTGACAGAGCTTCTGACAACTTTGTTCAGAATGGTGACGTTCTTTCTTTGAGTGGAGTTCAGTATACTGTGGAGTCAGTAGTTTCAGCAACCTCACTTAAACTAAAGGTTGCGTATGCTGGTTCAACAGGTACAGTTACTGCTGCTAATGCTATTCGGAGAACTCCTCCAAAAGAAGATGCTGCACGTCTTCTTCATGAGGGTCATTATCCTTCTGGAACGAATCTTATCTTTGTTGATGACACTGAATCTGCTCTCAATGAGAATAAAATTCGTGGTCTCAAGTGGCCAGGTTGGTGGTTATATAGAACTTACACCGATGGCGATGGCAACACTCGTCACAAGGCAGAGTGCATTGCGTTTGCTAATGCTACTCAGGGCGCCGCCGTAGGTGATTACGGAACTGCTGATGGTGGCACTGAAGATAATCCTGCTGCTGACGTTGCGTCTGCTGTAACGATTACATCTCAACCTGCTGCTATTACTGGTGCTGCTACTCCATTTACAGGAACCTTTGCAGTTACCACTTCGACAACTGGCACACCAGGAACTCTTATCTTTCAGTGGCAATATCAAACTGCTTCGCAGACAACTAAGTGGACCAATCTCACAAACACTGGTGTATTCTCTGATACTACTACAGCAACTCTTACACTTACTGCTGCCGCTAAGGCAATATATGATGGTTACAAGTTCCGTGTAAAAATTACATCTGCTGGTGGAACGGAAGAGATTATTTCTAACTCTGCTTCACTAACTTACGCTTAGTGATATATGATCTTTCATGAATTGACATCAGACAACTGGTTGTTATTTGCTATTAAAAACTATAACAACCCGTTGTCCGTAACATATGATGACTTTGAAGAAGATCTTCAAAAATTTAAATATATTAAAAGATTACTTCGTCGTTATGAAACCACTGGTGAATTCAAACATCATTTAATTTTGAATCATATCATTACACTATATAATGTATTCAATGACGCAGCAACTCTGCTTCTATTCTATAAAATAGAATCGCAATACTGGTCAATTTTAAAAGCATTTATGGTTTTTCTTAATAGATTACCAGAACATGTAGATACAAAAGATGTAGACGAATCATGTCTGAAACTTCTCAAACTACTATGAATGAAATGATGGCAGGTGATGGATCTAGCCTAGCACTTCCTCCTGCTTTTGTTTTTGTTAACACAGCAAAGAAAAAGAAAAATCTCAAAAAAACCAAAGACGAAAAAATTGATGGTCGCAAAAAGAGTGCTAAGAATTTAATCCAAAGAGTTATGTCCAGGAGGAAAACTAAAATGTCTGAAGAAAATATTATAGAGGCAGCATCAGAAACTGAAAAAGCTCAAAAGCAAATTAAAGCTAGCAAACAGATGCGAGCAAAGAAAGAATTACAAAGAAAGCGTAGCGAAGCAAAACTGCAAGCACAAGATAAGTCAGATGAAATGAATACGCTTCTCAAAGCACGTATGTCTGATTTTAGAAAAAAAGCAGCATCTAAACAACAAGCAGCACAGAAACAAATAGTGCAAAAAAATTCTTTTGATCCACAAGGTAATGTTATTTCGGAGATGGATAATATAACAAGCACTGATTGGAACAAGAGCCCAGTAACAGGACCAATCCCTCGTGGTGGTTCTGCTGGTGGTGTGGATGTATTTACTACTGCTCTTAAGGTTGCTGAAGAAGGCAGCGGTTGGGGTAGAGACCCTGAAACATCATTTGCTAATCTTGTATTCAATGATGGCACTGCAGGTAGAATTGGCGTCTTTGATGCCAAGAGAATTCTTGCTACTTATGAAGGTTTATCAGCAGAGAACAGAGATAAGTTCCGTGTCATGTTAAACATGAGTGCAACAACTTATCAGAAGGCTCTTGATTTTGCTATTCGCAACGTCTGATAAGGAGGAACATGTTTGGAATTAATAAAGAAGTTAATAGAGATATAAAAATATTAGAAACAAAGTTTCAAATATATGAAGATCTTTCCAAAGAGATGCTTGACAAACTTGAGAGAGCAGTTGATAAAATTAGTGAGAGTAATCAAACAGTTGCCCTCATTCTTGAGCGTCACGAGAATAGATTAGAACAGAGTGAAAGATCCGATCAGATTTTGATTGGAATGATTCAAGATTTAAAAAGTGAAAACAAAGAAGATAACCAAACAATTATAAATCGTATTGAAATTGTAGAAAATCGTACGAGCGATCTTGCTAAATTTAAATGGATTGCTACTGGTATTGGAACTACTGCTGTTATTATTCTTGGATCAGCTCAGTTCTTTGGTAACCTCTTGACAACTGGCAATTATGGTGCTAATATAGGAGGAACGACCACCCAGCAATCGAAATGAATTATATTGACACCAAATATATTGGTCTGGTCTCCACTCAACTTCTTAAATTTGCAGAAAAAAAGAAAGGAACGTATAATTTTCGTTGTCCTTACTGTGGTGACTCTGTAAAAAAACAAAATAAAGCACGAGGATATCTCTTCTCGGTGCGAGATAGCTTTGTTTACAAGTGCCATAACTGTGGAATAACACGTAACTTTTCTCAGTTTTTGAAAGATCGAAATATTAATCTCTACGATGAGTATGTCATGGAGAGATACAAGGAAGGCATGACTGGCAAAAATTATCAAGTCAAGACACCTGATTTGAAATCATTCGTTACTAAACCAGTGTTTAAGAAAAACATTTTTAGTGAATTGCCAAATATCGAATCTCTAAATACTACACATCCAGCAAAACAATATCTGTTCAATCGAAAGATACCAGAGTCATTTTACTCAAACTTCTACTATGCAGAGAATTTTAATGCTTGGGAGAATAATCAAAATACAATTAAAGAACCTAGAATTATACTCCCACTAATCTCAGAAAATGGAAATGTATTCGGATATCAAGCGAGGTCTCTTAACAAGAATGCAACTCTTCGCTATATCACTACTATTTTGGATAAGCAATATCCTAAACTATTTGGACTTGATCGTATAAACAAAAATGAAACTATCTATATCACAGAAGGACCGATTGATTCATTATTCATTCGCAATTCAATTGCTATGTGTGGAGCTGATGTTTATCTTGGTGACTGGGATATTTGCGATACTGTTTGGATATATGATAACGAACCAAGAAATAAACAAATCGTCGAGCGTGTTGTTAAAACCATACAGCACGGAGATAAAGTAGTTATCTGGCCAAATAATATTAAAGAGAAAGATATCAATGATATGTTTCTCGCTGGTCATGACGTGCAATCTGTGGTAGAATGTAACACATATAAAGGTTTAGAAGCAAAAGTAAAACTTAATCTCTGGAAGAAAATATGAGTAACGGCATCAAAGTTAAAAAGCGTAATGGGTCTACAGAATCTCTTAACCTTGATAAAATTCATAATATGGTAGAGTGTGCGTGTGGAGGACTCGCTGGAGTTTCTCCTTCTCAGGTGGAAATTCAATCGGGTATTCAATTTTATGATGGCATCACTACAAATGAAATCCAAGAAATTCTTATTAGGTCTGCTAGTGACCTCATTGACCTTGACTCTCCAAATTATCAGTATGTTGCTGCTCGTCTTCTTTTGTTCGCTTTATATAAGCAGGTCTTTGGAGATGATTGGAAGCACGGTTTTCCAGCAATAAAAGACCATGTATATCATGGAGCTTGTAGTGGTATCTATGATAGGCATTTATCTGCAAAGTATACTGATGAAGAATGGGACAAGATCAACACTTGGATTGATCATGATCGTGATTACTTGTTTACATACGCTGGTCTTCGCCAGGTTGTAGATAAATATTTGGTGCAAGATAGAAGTGCTGGAAGTGTTTTTGAGACACCACAATACGCCTATATGTTGGTTTCAGCAACCATCTTTGCTGAGTACCCAAAGGAAACTCGTCTGTCATATGTAAGGAGATACTATGATGCAATCAGTAAGCACAAAATCAACGTTCCGACTCCCATTCTCGCAGGAGTGCGAACACCACTTCGTCAATTTGCATCTTGTGTTCTGGTTGATATTGATGACACCCTCGATAGTATCTTTAGCGGTGATATGGCTATTGGCAGGTATGTCTCACAGAGGGCTGGAATCGGCATTAATGCAGGTCGAATCCGTGGCATCAACAGTAAAATCCGGGGGGGAGAAGTTACTCATACAGGGGTTATCCCATTCCTCAAAAAGTTTGAAGCAACTGTTAGATGCTGTACACAAAATGGGATTCGCGGTGGAAGTGCTACGGTCCACTTTCCAATCTGGCACACAGAAATAGAAGATATTATCGTACTAAAAAATAATAAAGGAACCGAAGATAACCGAGTTCGTAAGTTAGATTATAGTATTCAAATCAGCAAACTGTTCTATGAACGATTTATCGGCAACAAAGACATCTCACTCTTCAGTCCACACGACGTTCCAAATTTGTCTGATGCTTTTGGTGTTGCTGGATTTGATGAGCTATACCATGTTTACGAACGAGATACTTCTATTCCAAGAAAAACTATTGGCGCTCAAGAATTATTTCTTTCACTCCTAAAAGAGAGAGCAGAGACGGGTCGTATCTATATTATGAATATTGACCACTGCAATGAGCATTCTTCTTTCAAGGATAAAGTTTGGATGAGTAACCTCTGTCAAGAGATTACATTGCCAACCAAACCACTGCAGCACATTGATGACCCAGAAGGTGAGATTGCCCTATGTATTCTCTCTGCCATCAACGTAGGTAAGATTAAGCATCTTGATGACCTTGAGGATCTCTGTGACCTATCTGTGAGGGCGCTGGACGAATTGATTGAGTATCAGGGGTATCCAGTCAAAGCAGCGGAAACATCGACCAAGAATCGCCGCTCACTTGGCGTAGGATACATCGGTTTGGCACACTGGTTGGCTC